GAAAATCTACCAGATGAAGATGCATTAAACAATCAGATGCCACCTGAGATTGGGCCCGCTGTAGCAGGACCTGAAGTTATGCCAGCTAGTGGCGGCGGCGTACCTCCTCCCCCAGCATAAATAATAGTATGAAACTCTTTGAAATGTACGATGCCCCGGTGCAAGGTTACCAAGATGTTAGCAATGACGGTAGCAAATACCGTTATGGGGATACTCGTAAAACCAAATTAACATTAAAGCAATTACGAAAATTGCGTAAAATGTTAGATGTTAGAAACTACGAACATAATAAGAATCTTAAAAAAGTTCGCAAGCAATATACTCCTGTAGCCACTGAAGGCCCAGCTTTATAACATATTACAAGTAAAAGTGTAAAAAAATAGCACTTATTGTGCTATTTTTGTTATTGGCATATAAATAATTCTACACAAGCCATTTAACTCAGGAGACAAACAATGGATAACAAAAAATTTGAACAGCTTATTGATTTGATTATCAATGAGGACGAAGATAAAGCACGTGCATTATTTCACGATATCGTAGTTGAGAAAAGCCGCGAAATCTATGAATCAATGATGGACGAAGAAATGGTCGATTCACCAGTCGACGGTCTAATGGACGAAATTAGTGCCGAAGAACAAGGTATGACCGAAGAAGAAGATGAATTTGCTGATATCGAAATGGACGGCGAAGAGGGCGACATGGATGTTGAACTTGACGGTGATGACATGGGTGACGGCGAAATGGGTGAAGAAGATTTAGAAGACCGCGTTGTTGACTTGGAAGACAAACTAGACCAATTAATGGCTGAGTTTGAAGACCTAATGGGCCAAGAAGGCGGAGATGACATGGGCGGAGATGACATGGGCGACATGGGTGGTGACGAAGAAATGGGCGGAGATGAAATGATGGAATCTGCCGATGACGAAGAGGAAGAAGAAGTCACTGAAGCTGAAGAAGATGATGAAGAAGAAGAAACGCTTGAAGAAGCAGTTCAACTTCAAAAAGTTTCTGTAACACATGGCGACAATGGCGTACAAACTAAAAGCCCAACACTAGGTGCAAACAAGAAAGTATCTAGCAACGGAGCCGGTGCAGTTAATTTCTCATCTGGTGACGGTGGTAAAGGTGGTACACAAGGTGGTTTATTAAACCCAGCTACTAAAGACCTAAAGGGTGCAGGATCATTTAAGAATGCTCCAGGCAAAGGTAACTTTAGCGAAAAGGGTGAGGCAGCTCCAAAGCCAAAGCATGGTGATGACGGACAAAATACAAAGTCTATCACTAGCGAAAGCAGAAAGACTGTTAAGAAGCCAATCACTAAGCCAGCAACACAAGTTGCTAAGAAAATTATTAAGAAGTAAGGAATACTGAGAGAATGGCTTTGTATCTCAGAGAAAACTTAACGTTCGACCGTGCCAACATGGTCGTTGAGAGCGTTAAGGAAGATGGTGATAAGAAATCCCTTTACATGAAAGGGATATTCATCCAGGGAGGGGTAAGGAACGCCAATGAGCGTGTTTACCCCGTTTCCGAAATTGAATCAGCCGTCAATACTCTAAATGAGCAAATCTCAGGTGGCTATAGCGTTCTAGGTGAAGTAGATCACCCAGACGATTTAAAAATCAATTTGGATCGTGTATCACATATGATATCTAATATGTGGATGGATGGTGCAAATGGTTTTGGCAAACTTAAAATACTTCCAACTCCAATGGGACAGTTAGTGTCTACGATGTTGGAGAGTGGTGTTAAGTTAGGAGTTTCAAGCAGAGGCAGCGGAAACGTTGATGATGCATCCGGAAAGGTTAGTGACTTTGAAATAGTCACTGTGGACATTGTCGCACAGCCAAGTGCACCTAATGCATATCCTAAAGCAATTTATGAAGGCATGATGAACTTACGTCATGGTCATAGAATGTTGGATATTGCAAAAGATGCACAAAACGACAAGAAAGTACAGAGATACCTGAAAGATGAAGTGGTTCGTCTTATCAAGGACCTCAAGTTAAATAAGGGGAATTGAGCATGTTAGATGCTATCAAACCATTACTTGAGAGCGGTATCATCAATGAAGAAACCAGTGTCGCTATAAACGAGGCATGGGAATCAAAGTTGAATGAGGCTCGTGAACAAGTACGTGCGGAACTTCGTGAGGAGTTTGCACAACGTTATGAACATGATAAGAACATAATGGTTGAAGCCCTTGATAAAATGGTAACAGATGGTCTATCAACTGAAATTGAAGAATTTCAAATTGAAAGACAAGCAATGAATGAAGACCGCGTGAACGCAAAACGTAAGCTACATGAAAATGCAGCAAAGTTTAATAATTTTATGGTTGAGAAATTATCCGAAGAAATTAAAGAACTACGTAATGAGCGTAAACTACAAATGGAAAGTCAGCAAAAGTTAGAACAATTTATTGTTCATGCTCTTGCACGTGAAATTAAAGAATTCGCACAAGACAAACAAGCTGTAGTAGAAGCAAAGGTCAAATTGGTTGCTGAAGGACGTAAACAACTTGAAGCATTGAAGGCAAAATTTGTCATTGAAAGTGCTAAGAGAATGAACGAATCTGTAACTAAACATTTGAAGGGTGAAATTGGACAATTGAAAGAAGATATTAAGATCGCACGTGAAAACGATTTTGGTCGCCGTATCTTTGAATCTTTTGCAGGTGAATACAGTGGTACTTATCTAAATGATAAGGCTGAAACACGCAAACTATTTGTACAACTACAAGCTAAAGATAAACAATTAGCCGAATCCATTAAAACAATTAGCAACGCTAAGAAGTTAATTGAAAGTAAAGAACGTGAAGTTCGCATTATTAAAGAATCTACTGTCCGTCAAAAGACAATGGATGAATTGCTAGGAACTCTTAATGAGGAAAAAGCAAAGATAATGCAAGACTTACTAGAAAGCGTCCAAACACCTCGTCTAAAGGTCGCTTTCGATAAGTATCTACCAGCAGTACTTAATAACATCACTGAAAGAAAAGAGCCTAAAAAGCAAATGATTTCAGAAAGTGTTAAAGCAATGACTGGGGATAAATCTGCCACTACACAAGTTGAAGTTGAGCCACGTGACAACGTGATTGATCTAAGACGTTTGGCAGGGCTTTAAAAATAAAGACATAATTTAGGAGAAATATAAATGTCACAAGTTCTATTAGAAAGCCGTTGGGACGAAACCAAAGAAGCCCTACTTGAAGGTCTTAAAGGTACTCGCCGCTCAACAATGGGTGTTATTCTAGAAAACACCAAAAAACAGTTACTAGCTGAATCTTCAGCCGGTACAACAACAGCAGGTAACGTTGCTACACTAAACCGTGTAATTCTACCAGTTATCCGTCGTGTCATGCCAACAGTTATCGCTAACGAGTTGGTTGGTGTTCAGCCAATGACAGGACCAGTTGGTCAAATTCACACTCTACGTGTTCGCTATGCTCAAGGTCTAAATGACACAAGTGCAGCCAATACAGACGTAACAGCTGGTGAAGAAGCATTGAGCCCATTCAAAATTGCTCAAGCATATTCACGCACACGTGGTGATGTTGCTAATGGTACAGCAGTAACTAGCTACACAGCCGCAGATACAGCAAGCCTAGAAGGCAATGGTGGTCGTCAGATTTCCGTTCAAATTCTACGTCAAGCTGTTGAAGCTAAGTCACGTAAGTTGCAAGCACGTTGGACATTTGAGGCAGCACAAGATGCACAGTCTCAACATGGTATTGACGTTGAAGCAGAAATCATGGCAGCTTTAGCACAAGAAATTACCGCTGAAATTGACCAAGAAATTCTATTGAGCCTATCAACATTGGCTACAACAGAGTACACATACAACCAAGCTACCGTATCAGGTACAGCTACATTCGTTGGTGACGAGCATGCCGCATTGGCAGTTCTAATCAATCGTGTTGCTAACTTGATTGCACAACGCACACGCCGTGGTGCAGGTAACTGGGCAGTTGTAAGTCCTGCTGCATTGACTGTTCTACAGTCTGCAACAACATCGGCATTTGCACGTACTACAGAAGGTACATTTGAAGCACCAACAAATACAAAGTTCGTTGGTACATTGAACGGTGCAATGCGTGTGTTCGTTAACACATATGCACAAGACACACAACCAGTTCTAATTGGTTACAAAGGCTCAAGTGAAACAGATGCAGCAGCATTCTATTGCCCATACATTCCATTGATGAGCAGTGGTGTTGTTCTAGATCCATCAACTTTCGAACCAGTCGTATCATTTATGACACGTTATGGTTACATTGAGTTGACAAACACTGCAAGTAGCTTCGGTAATGCCGCTGACTACTTAGGTGAGATTGCTGTTCAAAACCTAACATTCCAATAATCATTGGATCAACTTTTTACCCTCGGGATGGGAAGTTACTTAAAAGGCTCTTCGGAGCCTTTTTTGTTGGGAACGAAAACTCATATTGTCTAAAAATGATAAATAAGATATAAGATAATATTTGGGACCATACATGGCGGCAGATCCATTCAATAGTAAAAGCGGTTATACAGTTGGGATACCTCCTATACCTGTTATAGATGAGAACGGCAATTTAACAGTGCCTTATGCATCTATAGGTAATGTAACAATTAGTGGTGATCAGGTTGTAACAGGTACAATCAGTGCTAATTTGTTTCAAGGAACATTTGAAGGTAATATTACTGGCAACTTTGTTGTACCCGGTCTTAACACTTATGTAGTGTTTAATGATTTTGGTAATGCAGGGGCAAGTCAATATTTTACTTTTGATTCAGCTTCAAAGTTAGTTACTATACAAGGTGATTTAGTTGCTAATACAATGACATTGGGTTCTGGATTGAATGAATTTTCAACCTCTAGTGTTTTGTTTGCTAGCACTGCTAGTTCAGGTGCTGAACAAGTGTTGCACAGTACTTTGGCTAGTACTGTATGTTCTATTGATTACACTATCATTGCAACTGATGCAACAGGTAATAATAGACAGACAAGTAAATTATTTGCTAGCATATTAGGCAGTGAAGTAGGTTATTATGAATATGGATCAATTGATGTTCCAGAATTGGGACCAGGAGTAGGCGATTTTATAGTAAAAATAAATGCCTCTAGTGTAGAGTTACTAGTAACACCATACACTTCAAATTTGGTTACATATAAAATTATGATAACAAGTTATAAAGAATAAGGAATTAGAAAATGGCAATTAGAACATTTAACTCAGTAGGTGGCTTTTCAGTAGGTGAAGTACCCTCAACAGTCATACTTGCTAATGGTGATATCACTACTGGTAATGGCACTTTCTCAGGTAATGTACAAGGCAATTATGCTGTTAGAACAGATAGCTTGTTACATCTTGACGGTACACCTTGGGACTTTCAACAACCAGCTGGATCTGCAAATTATCAAATACAATATAAAGATGGCGGCGAATTTGGTGCTAGTGCTAATTTCTCATTCAATCCTACAACTAATTTATTAACTGTAAATGGTACTGCTAATCTAAATGTATTGAATTTATCAAACGCTAATATTTTAGCAAACGGTGATATTAATACAAACAGCAATATTACAGCAAATGGCAATGTAAGTGCTAATTACTTTCTTGGTAGTTTTGTAGGTAATTTTAGTGGAAATATTTCAGTACCAGGTAGCGACACATATGTTTTATTCAACGACAATGGGTTAGCTAATTCAACTGCTGGATTCTCATTTAATAAATCAACTAATGTAGTTACTGTCACTGGAAACATATCTAGTGGTAACGCTAATTTAGGTAATCTAGCTACAGCAAATTATTTCAGTGGTACACTAACAACTGCGGCACAACCAAACATTACTAGCGTTGGTGTAATGTCTAGTATTTCAATGCAAGGCCCTGCTAGTATATCAGGTGGTAATTTACTAAGTGCAAACTATTTAACCGGTACATTAACAACTGCAAGTCAAACAGCCATAACTGCTGTTGGTACGCTTGGCACATTAAGTGTATTAGGTGATTTAGGCTTAGGTGCTAATCTTACTGGTGCTAATGTAATAAATGCTAATTTGTTTGCTGGTACATTGTCAACTGGCGCTCAACCAAATATTACAAGTATTGGTACATTAGGTAATTTACTTGTAACTGGTAATGCTAATGTTAACGGTAATCTCAATGCAGGAAATTTATCAGTTGCGAACAGAGTAATATCTTCATTAGTTCCTAGCGTTAACGACAATTTCAATTTAGGCGGTAGTGGAAATCTTTGGGCTAATCTATATGTTTCTAATATACTAATTGGGGCTACATCTATCACATCAACATCAAATGTGATTATTATGGATGCAGCTAATATTGGAAACAATATATCTGTTGGATCATTAACTGTTCGTGGTGATACGAACATGCAAGGTAATGCTACAATCACTGGTAACTTAACAGTAGCAGGTAACACAACATATATTAACGTAACTAATTTAGATATTAAAGATCCGTTGATATCATTAGGCGGCAGTGGTAACGGTGCAAACGCTACTACATATGACGGTAAAGATAGGGGTATGATATTAAGAAATGCATACCCAAATAACGAACCAATTAATGAAGCATTGATCTGGAAAACAGGTAGTGATGAATTTCAAGCTATCAGTCAAATTGATACAATCACTAACGAAGTTGTAACCGCTAGCGCATATGCTAATTTTAGAGCCGGTAACTTTATAGGTAATTTAAGTGGTACACTATTAACAGCATCACAAACTAATATTACAAGTATAGGTAATTTAGTTAATGGTAATGTTGATGGTAACTTTACTGTAGGACTAAAAACCACAACAGGATCATTAGTTGCAGGTGGTTTGACATATCCAGTAATTGACGGATCGGCAACACAAGTATTAAGCACTCATGGAAACGGAAACTTATATTGGGCAACAATCAGTACAAGTAGTTTGTCAAATGGTACAAGTAATATTGTTGTTTATACTAGCGGTAATGTAGCATTAAGTGCGGCTGGAAATGCTAATGTACTTACAGTTACTGGCAACTCAGTTATTGCTAATGCTGATGTAAGTATAACAAATGGTACATTAACTGTAGGTAATGCAAATATTAATATATTGACATTGCCAGCATATAGCATGGATACAGCAGGCTATAGCACAACAGTAAGTACAAAAATTAGATCATTTACTAAGACAACTACTGCTACTACTAGCGATCAAGTTATTGGGTATGTAGCAGTATCTGAGGCACGTTGTGCAATTTTTGATGTTAAGAGCGAACAAAATAATTCGCCATCAGCAAATAGATATAGTGTAGCAACAGTTTACTGTGTACACAATGGAAGTACAGTGGAATATACAGTTGTAGGTACTGTACAAGTTCCAGTTGGAACATCAACAGGAACATTGGGAGTAAGTTTAGCTAGCGGTAATATATACTTAACAGTCACCCCAGCGTCTAGTAATAGTACGCTTTGGTCAACACAATTCAGAACAATTTAATAAAGGCCAAACTACGGACCTACTATGGCAATTACCAAGTTCAACTCAATTGACGGCTATACAGTAAACGATTCAACTCAAATTACGGTAGTCGATGCAAATGCTAATTTTTATGCCAATAATTTAACAGTAACTGCTGCGTCAGATTTAGGTGCAGTTGGTAATGTAAAAATAACAGGCGGTACAGCCAATTACATTTTACAAACTGATGGTAGTGGAGTATTATCATGGACTAATCCAGGCGCAGTAGGATTAGCAGGAAGTGATAAGCAAGTACAATTTAATAATGCAGGAAATTTTGGTGCTAGTTCAAGTTTTACATTTAACTCATCTACTAATTTATTAACTGTAGGTAATCTAGCAGTTTCAGGTGATTCTAATTTAGGTAACTTAGCAACAGCAAATTATTTCAGTGGTAATGGATATGCTATTACTGGTTTGCCACTAGCTAATCTAAGTGATGTAACTTTCACTTCTCCT